TTCCATAATAAATTTATAAAGAAACTTATTAAAGCAGGAATTGCTTTTATAATAGAGGTAACTATACCACCTACAACATTTAATGCCCAAGGTAAAAATGTTTTTAAGATACCTGTTTTTAATAAAACAAATATCATAACAATCTGAGCAAGAAAAGAAGTTGAAGCCATTCCTTTTAAAAATCCTAGTGCTTTATCAAAAACTTTTCCTTTAATAAGTAAAAACCATTTTTTAGCTACAAATTTCTTTTTACCTTCTTCAGATTTACTAGGCTGTGCTTTATCTTCTCTTTTAGAATCATGTGCCGCTTTTTCATATACACCACTTACTACTTCAAATATTTGAATTATTTGATCCATTAAAGCTGAATGCATACCTTCAAATTGAGACATAACAGTACCACCTTTTTTAAAAAAAGATGTTAGGAATGGTGAATATACATTAGAGATAAGTATGTTTTGTTCTTTAACTTTCTTTTTTAAAGACCCTGCTAAATCAGGGAATACTAGTGCATCATCCATTTTATGCCTCAATTAAAAATATTTAATTATTAGTAAATAAAAAAAGCCTAAATTAGTTTTAGGCTTTTGGTATATCATCTACTTGTTTTTTCTGATCTTTTTGATAATTTATAAATTGAGTAACTCTTTTTTTAGTAATCCATCTTTCTAATTCTAAACAATCTTTTTCAGAAAATTTAAATTTATACTCCAAAATAAATAGAGATTCCTGCATTGTTTCCAGATTCTCCTGTGGGAGGAATGATATTAGATTTACTATTATCTCCGTAAGGTAGGAGTTCTCTTGGATTAATGTTCCGTTGAAGTAACCTCTTGCTAATCTTACCACATATCGGGCAAGTTAACTCTAATTCATGGGATAATCCAAATTGCATTTTCTCTAACATTTCATTTATTTTATTTGTGGTAGATCTTGGTAGAACGTCTTTATATTCATTAAAACTTTCTTGATTTGATAATTGTTTTCCATTTTTTTCAATGAGTGTTAGAGACTTTGCATAGAGAAATAAAAATTTACCTTGTTCTTCTTTTAAAGCTTTTATTTCTTTATCTTTTTTTGTTTTTAAATCAAGTAAAGCAACACCATGTTCTCTTCGATTTTGTATCTTTTTTATTTGTGGAAGAAATATTTTATCAGAATATTTTTTAGCTTTTACAACATCTTTAATTCTAGGAAATCTAAATCCATAAATATCTTCACCTGAAATTATATAAGCAGGTTCGGTTATCTTAGTTTTTTCAATTTCTTGTTCTCTTGTATAAGCTTCAATATCTTCAATAGGATTATTTTTATATTTACGATAAAGAAATTGTTTAAATTGTTCATCAGTACAATTATCAAATTGTTCTTTTAATTCTTTTTTAATTATTTCATCTACATCTTCAATTGACTTATATTTTAATTCCATTAAATTTATAGGTTCTTCATTTATAATTCTATCATTTTCTTCTACTTCATATTGACATTCACATATCCATCTATGTTCATGCCAAATACCCTCAAATTGAATTTTAATAGCAATTAAAGTTTCTAGAAGATCTTCACCAGTCATATCTTCTATTTTAAATCCATCTTCATTTTGTTTTGTTTCAGATAAAATAGAAGTAGTTATTTCTAATAAATCTTCAGGGGTTGACAGGACTAAATCATTTACATGTTTATTTGTATAATCTTTAAAATATAAACTAGAGGGAGTATCAAATCTCCCCATAGTTTCATAATCTATTTTTACACTTCCTGCAAAATTTTCTATTATAAGTTTTTCTTTTATTTCAGGCTCTGGAATATTGGCTTGTCTTCTTCTTGCTTCTTCTGGTTTTATAATTGTCATTTTACTCTCCTAATAATATTATTATTATTAGTAAGAGCTAGACAATCCTAACATTTTCTGTAGAGAATTCTACTGTAATAAGTTCATTTTCTCCTATAGAATGATCATAACTTATTCCAGTCATTTGTTTATATTTCATACCATCAATTTTTATCCATGATAATCCTGGTATTGCTTCTTTTTGCATAGGAATAATTAAAGCAGTTCTTTTACTTTTAAGTTGATTACTACTAAAAACATAATCTCTCCTTAAAGGTTCATAATAAGCTATTTCATCCATCCAACTTTGAAAATATTTTTTTAAAGTTCCAAATTCATCTTCTATAAAAGTCATTGAAACAACATCAGTATAAAGTAAATCTTTAAGACCTTCAAAGCCTCCATATCTTTGAAATTCAAATCCTGTCATAGGTATATCTTCTATAGCATATAAATAGTATCTACCTATAATAGGATCTGTTAAAGCAGAGGTTACTGATTGAATAGCTGTCCATCCCCCTTCTTCCATAGCTATATCAACTTCTTGATATAACAGAATTTCAAAATTGCATTTTTGTTGAAGTGCAATATTTGTATAAAAAAGTCTGTCCACTACTCCAGGAAGAGCAGCAACATCTACAATTTTTTTATATCCATCTGTAATGGAAGAAGATATGGCCATTATTCAGTATCCATTTTAATATAAATAAAAGTTACAGTAATTCTTAAAGGGTCACCTGAAGCATTATCAAAAGAACCTATTTTAATTGATTTAGGTTTTGCTTGTCTGTATATAAGTTGTTTCACAGAATCTTGATTTCTATCTTCTGCTTGAACTATAATAGTACTCCTACTCATTGCTTCAGGCATACTAGTTCCATTAGTATGATCATAAACCATTTTTGACCATTTATCTATATCATCATAGACTCCCCATTGTTGATCTAATCTAATTTCTACTGTAAATTCTTTTGTAGTTTCTTGTAACATACCAGTTTTAGTAAATTTAAAACCCTTATGAAAAATGTCATAACTATTAACAACTTCTTCAGGAGGATCAAAAGTTAAATCACATCTTAAAGAAAGCCTTTCTGTATTTCCACCTCCTGGAATTCCTGTAGGAAATATGATACTATGTTGAGATGCTATTTGATCATCTAGTAAAGAAAGAAGTGAATCTGTATTTATTGCCATATGTGTAATACCTCTTTTTCTAAAATATTATATACTGAGTAGGCTAAATTAATAACCTACTTTAAAAATTTATAATGTAACATTACCTATAGTTATCTCACCTTGAGGTAATCTGGTTAATCTCAATGTAATCCACTGAGAGTTAGGTGTAATTCTAATATATAAATCTAGAATAAATTGACGATTATTTAAAACAGTATCAGTATTATTTGTTTCATCACATACCACTTTAAAATCTCTTATCCACCCTGCTCCTTTAATTGGATTTACAAATTCTTCACTTTGAACTCTTGCCATTAACCTATGTATACTATCATTGAGTTTAAATTCTTGTTTTCTTAAAATTTGAGTAGAAATAACATTTAAAATATATTTGTAAACCCTTCTTGTACCAACAAAAGAAGTATCGCTATTTGTTACTTGAAGAGTTTGATCCCCAAATATCATTACACCATAAGCATCATCTAAAATAATAGGATTAACTTGTGCATTATAAAGAGCATCTAATTCAACTTGAGTATAATCATTTTCTGATTCTATAAATGTCCAATCTGATATTTGTCCACCCCATCCACTTTCATCTGTTCCAGCAGGTGAAGCAGCATCATAAGCATCTGACATAAGTGCAAATTTCTTACCTACAGATCCAATAAGAGATATCCATGAAAAACTGTTATTATAATCATCTCTAATTTTCATCCAGTTATGATAAAGACCAATATCATCTGTATCAAGAGCTAAATTTGATCTAAAAGAAACAGCTTCAGAAGGATCATTTCCAAGAGGCATACAAGTTATTCCTTGAGCCCAGTCTTGATAAGTTGTACAAAGAGTATTTATTGTAGATGCATGAGTACCATAAACATCCATTAATATTTTAACTCTATATTTTTTACCATATTTGAAATAATTCCATGCAGTAGTATAATCAGCAGTATCAGGTTCATCACCTCTTAATCCACCAGAAAATTCAACTGCTAATGTTCCAGGTAAAACATAATCTGTTCCAACAAAAGCTGAATTTATTTTAACTTGAACATAAGGATTATCATCAAATACATCTGCATAATAAAGAGATTTTCCATCTGCATCTTTTTCATTTGTTAATGAATAATTATATTCTTCTAATAAGGAATTCCCAGTAGAAATAACTTTATATATAGATAATTTAAATTTAGTACCTGATACAAAAGTAACTTTACATGCTAGGTCATCTACATAAGTTGATGTTGTAAAAAAACTATGAGAAGTGACTGCTGAAGTATCCTCTGTATAATTATAATCAAAAACAACAGCTTCATTATATTGAGGAACAATAGTACCAGTGGAATCTACACCAGCATCTGTCAGAGTTGTACCCGCTGTTACAAAAGCAAGAGTTAGACCGGAATCACCTGTTGCTGGAGCTTCTACCGTTGCCACACCTGCTATGCTTCCTTTTTTACCTACAATATCAATATAAGACGTAGTATTAGCAACTGCATAAGTCGCCCCTAATGCTGTATTGATTGCAAGAATAATTTCTGATTGAGATGCTGTTGCACTTTGTCCTAAATTAACAGTTTCTATTATATCATCGGTTGTAATTTTAATATATTTATCTGTTGCTCCACCACTTAAATCTATACCACTAGAAAGATCTACATCAGAAGTTATTGTAGCAAATTCTCCAGGTGTTCCATCAAAAGTAATAGTAAAAACTCCTGTGGCTAAAGTAACTGAACCAGCAGTAACATCAGTACCAGTTAAATTACCAGACGCATCCATACTCACTAATCTTGTTATCCCATTTATTTTAACAATAAAATTAGTTTCATCTGAAACAGGTGTATTTGCTAAAGTTCCTGTAAATATGATTTCTACACCATCACCTGTACCAACAGCATGTGTAGCTGTTTTATATGTTGATCCATAGTTATAAGTGGACCAATCTCTACCTACTCCAAAACCCGTTACATCTGTTAAAGAAACATCAACTCCACCATATAATGCATTATCTCCTATAGCACAAGCACACCATAAAGGAGCTTCTAAAGTGAATGCTATTGCTTCAAATACTCCTGGATAATCTGAAGAAGGTAATCCTAATTCTCTTATACAATCTTCTTCAGATTGAAGATACATAGGTTTTACTGTTCCTTTTCTTGATTTAACTACCATAGCACCTGTCTCATCTACAAGTGTATTTATAAATCCAGAGTAATCTCTTTCAACTACACTAATTCTGCTCATATATTCACTACCTCTTTACTAATTATTTTCTTCTTATTTTTATTAGTAATATTTTTTTTATAAATATTTTTTAATATTTTAGGAAAAATGTTATATTATAAACATCTAAATTAAATAAGGAGTAAAGAATAATGAATACTGCATATGATTTAGTAACATCAATAGAAGCATTAAGTAATCATTTATTAAAAAATAATTTAATGGATTCATATATAGATATACAGAGTATTTATATAAAAGTATGTAATGAATATGTTTCCGGAGAATTTTTTATAAATGGTGTATGGAATGTTAAAGATAATCTTAATTCTTATGAAATACAGCTATTGAAACATCACCCAGCATTTTTTATAGATGAAGATGGAAGTTATTTTTTTAAAGGATTTCTTTTAGCAGATAAGGAGTAAGAAATGATTACAGAAATTATAGAAGAAAAAACTCCAAGAGAAATAGCTGAACATGTTATAGAATATTATAGTTGTGGTGATAGTGATTTAGGTTATTATTGTAAGAATTGTCCTATACATGAACAGTGTTTACATTGTGATAATAATGATATAAGATTTTCTCTTATGAGACTTTGGCTTACTAAAAATTTATTACTAGAAATTCAAAGGAGAAAATATAATGAAAAATGCAAATAGTCATATTATACTTTATTCAAAAGGGTGGTATCAAAGACATAATCTTACTAATGATATGTGTATTTTACTAGGTGAAAGAAGTGATATAGATTGTGATAATATAGATGAGAGTTCTATTGTTCAAGTTTTATCTGAGTTAGTTTATCCTTATATGACTAATTACAGTAGATTTATAAAATTAATTACTTCTACTATAAGGTATCCATATGATATAAAGAAGGAATACAATGAAGTAGAAAGATTTATTCAAGCTTGTATGGATATAATTTCTACTTTAACAATAGATGAAGTAAATTTAGATAGTACTGATTACTCTATTTTACCTAAGAGTAAAAATTAATGAAAAATGTTAATGGACATATTATATTTTACTCAAGGGGTTGGTACCAAAAACATAATCTTATTAATGATATGTGTATCTAAATATGGTGTTTATATTAAAAATTTAATGGATGAAGTTCAAGATAAGTTTTATAAAGATGAAGATGAAAATTTAATTAGACTTGTAAAATTATGGAGGAATATGTGGACTTAGATAAAATGTCAATAATGACTAAAACTCAAATATATTTATTAAAAAAATTAGGGATATTAAAAAATATCAGATTTGAAGTTATAGATGATAATGCAGGTAGACTAATTGTTAGATATGGAGTGGATGCTGAATTTTCAGTACAGGATGATAATAAGACTTTAAAAATATTTATTTAAAAGTTTATCAGGACAGAGGAAGAGTTTAAAAAGCTACCCAAATTTATAGGATACTAATAAAAAGGAGAACAAATAATGTTATATATTGAAGCAGAAGATAAATTTAAAAATTTTAAATGTGACAAAGAAATTATAGATTACATTTATGAATTAACTAATAAAATAGGTAATTTAGAAACTGAACTAGAGAAAGCTCAAGACGACATAAGAACTTTTGAGTGTACTGTAGATAATTTGAATGATACAATAAGTGAATTAGAAGATGAAATGTCTGATTTGGAATC